CCTTGAAGAGGCCGCCGTCGGTTGTGGTCCACCCGAGGCACTGCCACGCCACGGCGGGGTCAGCGAAGCCGGTCGGAGCGGCCGTGTTCATCGCCGCGACGTGAACGAGGTAGTCAGTTGCGCCGAACGTCAGATCGGCATTGCGGGTATCCGCCATGAGCCCTCCAGGGCATGCGAGAGACCCGCACGCCACGGTGGACGTCGGGTCAGAGTGTCAGTGGTTTACGCGGCCCGGAAGCTCACGGTGTACGTAGCTCCGCGACGGTGGACCGCCGGGTTTGCCCACGGCTGCCGCGAGGGGCCCGAGTCACAGCGGACATGCCGGATAACTGCGCCGTTCACCGGGCCGCGGAGGGCGAGTAGTGCGTCACGAACGTTGTTCGCAAGGGTTCGCGCCTCGTCGGCCGTGGCAGCGAAGACGTCGATGAACACCCGGGGATGCAGCGAAAAACGTTCGTCGCTTCCCCCTCCCCGCTCGATGCGGATGACGGGGAGAAGCTCCTCCAGGTCGTCGGGAGCTTCGGACGCACTGAAGACGTCGAACGTCGACTCTGCCCACGGTGGGAGTACCGACTCGATATCAGGCACGGTGTGCCGCCTTCAGGTCGTCGACAGACTTCGAGAGCACCGCGTAGCGGGGCGTCTTACCGTTGCCGCGCTCGACGATGGAAGCGTGGGGCGCTGTGTTGATCAGACGTGCGCTGCCTCGCATGCGAGGCTTTCCGCGGAAGGGGACGTTGCGCATGACCGGCACGACGACGAACGACGCCCGGTACTGGCCCGGGTGCGGGTCCTCCACCGGATCGCCCGCCGGAGAGTTGCCCTCCGCGACGGCTTGGAGCTTCTCCGCCGTGGTCACGCACTTGGCCTGAATCCACGGCCGCGAGAGCATCGCTCCGATACCGCCGTATCGGCCGTGGTACTTCGAGCGGTACGCCATCAGCCGGTCACCCGCTTTACGTACGCCTCAACTCGCGCAAGCGACGTCAGAGGGAAGATCAGCGGCTCACCGACGACCTCCCACTTCTCCGTGCCGCGGATGATGCGGTCTGCCGGCCGTACGTCCGTGCCGAGAGGAGCCGCGAACACGCGCCTCGTCTCGACGGTCATTGACGCGTCCTGCGTCTCCGAGGAACTGCCAACCGTGACGCCGTAGGGGCTCATGACCGCACAGTTCGTGACGGTGATCTGGATGGGCGGGCCCGGGACGTAGGAGCCGGTGGAGTCCCGCACTCGCGGGCCAGGACGCTCGATGATGAGCGTCTCGGACATGAGCTGAGCTATGAGGCTCATACCGCCCTCCAGACCCGGACGCAGGGCGTCTCGTCCTCAGGTGCAATGTCCAGGGACGAGGCGCCGGCAGGCATGCCGACTGCACGTCGGAGTCGCTTACGCTCGTCCTCGGAGAGGATCACGCCCGTCTCGTCGTCGGCGTACGACTGGAGCATGCCGCCCGCCTGCTCGCTGCGAAGCCCACCGGGATTCGTCAGCACGCGAGCAGCCACCATCAGGGCGACGCTCTTGACGCCCCGCTGCGGCGGGTCCGCAAGTCGCTCGCCCACTTCGCCATAGAAGGCATCTTCCGTGAGGTCATGGGCGAGCGCGCACTCATCATCGGTCAGCGGCCTCTTCAGCAGCGTCCGGAGTTCACCCGCTTCGAACAGTGCCACTGCCGCTCGCCTTCCGCCGGGGGGCCGCACGCTTCGCGGGGGCCTTCACCTCAGGCGTAGCCTCCGCAAAACGCTTTGCGGCGGGTGGTTCCGCCCACGCCTTCGGGTTGGTGATCAGGGCTTCAGCCCACGTCGGGACCTCGTCCGCGGGGCCGAACACGTGGGTCACGCCCTTGTCGTCCGTCACGTGGACGAAGCCGTTTAGGGTTGCCATGCGTGAGTGCCTCGCGTTTCTGGTCAGATGACGTCGGCGACGAAGGTCAGGTCAGGAGCCGCAGCGACGGGAAGGACGATCGCGGTCGCGCGCGTCCACACGGTCTGAGGGTCCTCGCTCTTGTACGCACCGACGGCCACGCCGGCGCCGTCGCCCTGGAGGCCGTACCGCGGGTCGTTCGCCTCGACGGGGACGCCCCACAGGGTCTTGCCCAGCGCGTCGCCCTGCGCGGGCATAAACGCGAGCTTGTCCTCCGGCGTCACGCGCGTCGCCACGCCGTCGACGGAGACCTTCGCGTCGTAGATGACGAACGGAGGGATGTCGAAGTCGCTCAGGATGTTGCCGAGGTCGTCCTTCGTGAGGACCGTCGGAGCGAGCGGGTTGCCCCGGTACGCCAGGTCGCGGAGCTGCTTGTTCCGGCGCAGCAGGTTGTAGACCTTGCGCGAAGTGAGCGTGAACTCCGGGAGGTTGCCGTTCGTGTCGTTGTAGACGTCCAGCCACGACTGAAGGTAGTCGTAGGCGAGGGACGTCTCCGTCGAGGTGAGCGGGATCGCGGCCGTGACGTTGTGCGCAGGGTTGCGGCCGTAGTCGACGCCGGCGGACACGCGGTTCTCGTTGATCGTCACACTGGCGTTGAAGATGGCGTCACCGCGCGCGAGTTCCGCACGGGCCGCGATGGCGGTGACACCCTTGACGGCGTCCGCCTCCATGGCGTCCCGGATCTCCGCGGCCTGCGAGTCGACGTTCCGCATCTTGATCTGGTCGTACTCGCCGAGCGGGTACTTCCGGGAGATGGGAGGCAGTTCGCCGGTCACGCGCGAAGCACCCGACCGGGAACCGATGTCCGACTCAGCGTCGAACGCACGGAACACAGCTGCCTCGACGAGGCCGCCACCGCCCTTGTTGAAGCGGTAGACGAGATCGTTGATCGTGTCGTTCGGGAGCCAACGGTTCAGGGAGAACGTGTTCTCCTCCCGATCCCGCAGCGCTTCGCGGGCGTACCCGGTCAGTTCCGCAGGCGTGGCGTACTCAGTGATGAGCTGCATGCTCTACCTCTCAGACAAAGATGATGCGGCCGGCGACGTCCGCCTTGCCGTTGGCGTCGACGGCGACGGGAAGCTTCGCCTCGCGGATAAAGCAGTGCAGAAGCATCGAGCCGACGACCTTCGTCGAGGTGACAGCGCGAGCGTTCACGTCCTGCGCGGTGAAGAGGAAGCCCACGAGCGTCTGGCGACCGTCCGTCGCGGTGTCGTCGTACGGGCCGTACAGGCTAGTTGCCGTGATCTTGCCGAGCGGAATGCCGCTCTTGATGAAGCCGGCGGGGTAGTGCGTGTTCGCGGTGAACTTCGAGACGTCGAGCGTCGCGTTGACCGGGTTGTCGGTGCCGTGGGCGGACCCCAGCCAATCCCGACGGTCCTGGACGAAGCTCTCAGTCTTCAGGCTGAGGTCCATACGGATCCCTCCGTGTTAGGTGATGGTTACTTGCCGTGCTTCGCGCGGTACCGGTCGGCACCCGCGCTCACGGTGGGCGTGGCGCCGACGTCGGACCCGCGGTAACCGCCGGATCGGGGAGCGCCGGAGCCGGAGCCGGAGTTGTCGCCGCCCTGGCCAACAGCGCCAGGCATAAGCGCCTTCAGGGCGTCCGCACTGGCCTCCAGCTCCTCGCGCGTGGTGCCCGTGATGAAGGGGGCGTGCGCGGGGGTCAGTTGCTTCTCGCCGATGACCTGGAGCTTGAGCAGCTCCGCGGTGGCAGCCGCAGCCGTCGCAGCGTTAACCGCAGCCAGAGCCGCAGCATCGTCGCGCTCCTTCTGGAGTCGCTCCGTCTCGCTCAGCTCCGCAGCCTTGCGCGTGGCGAGTTCCGCCTCAGCCGCACGCAGACGCTCCAGCTCCGCAGCGTCAGGGGCAGCGTTCGCGCGCTGCTCGTGCTTGCGGGCGTGGTGCTTCCAGTAGGCGACCTGATGAGCGGGATCCATCTCGGCAACCGGCTTCCCGTCCGGGTAGCCGTGCTCGTTGACGGTCGGAGCGCCTCCACCAGTGCCAGCGGAGCCGGTACCGGTACCGTCACCCGTACCGTCGCCACCGCCGATGAAGCGGATCGGTCGGCCATCCTTGCGGTAGCCGAGAACGGTGTGCGGGGCGTGCGAGAGGGCAAAGGAGTGCGGGAGCTGCATTCGGGGTTCCCCTGTCGGGAGTCGTCGGCCCATGGCGGGCGTCAGGTCGGAAGATTGATGTCGTCCGGGCCGGTGAACCGCTGGCCTCGGAATCCAAGGACCGGGCCTATCTCCCCGTGATCCCTGGCTATGATGATCTTGCGGTAGTCGACCGCACGGCCTCCGCGGTCTGCCCTGCCTAGCGCTTCCTCCACAAGGTCATGGACCCGCTCTAGCCGCTCGTCGTCGATGATCTGGCCCGGGTCGTAATCCGCGGTGACCGTCTTAATCAGGCAGTCACAGCCCGGATGGATCGGCGCCAGGTCGCGCTTGTGGTAGCGCTGCGTCGAGGCGATCATGCAGAGCGCGCAGTCGTACTCGCCTTGCAGCTCGCGGACGGTGTAGGTGAAGCGCGGCATGTCGGCCGACACCTCGCGCACCGTGTGCGTGCGGGCAAGTTGTAGGTCGGTCTTTGTGATCGTCTCCAGACGGTTCGCGCCCTGTTCAACGGCGGCGTCCAGGGATGCGCCCTTGGAGAGCGCCGTACGCATCTCGACGAAAGGCCGCTCGTAGACCTCGACCGGGTCAACGCCGCGCAGGGACTTTCCCGTCACGGTGTCGAGGTCCAGGTTCACGCGACGAGCCTTGGCATCGACGTCCTTGTAGAGCTGCTCCAGGTAGGACGCCGTCAGCGTCGCTATCTGGCGCTCGCCGGCGAGGACGATAGGGAGGGCCTGGCGCTGGAACCGGCGCACGTCAGCGTCACGCCAGGATCCGAGCCCGGAGAATGATCGGTTGGTTCGTCCCAGGACGCTCGCCCAAATACTTCGGACGGCTGAGCCGTACCGGAGATCAAGCCGCGTTAGCGTCATCGTCACCCCGCCCGATCACAGTGCGCTGGTCGCGCGCTGCCCGGCGGTCGTCGAGCGATGTCGGC